ATGGCAGAGGAACAGGAGCCTCAACTGGAGGGCGACCAGGCGATACGACTGCGTGTGCCATTAGAGGTCTGGCAGGTTGTTCGCCGCATGGTGGAAGAAGAAGCCATCTCAATTGCGGATATTGCCCGCAAAACAGGCCTGCCGAGCAGCACTATCACCACCAAGATCAAACGGGAAGGATGGCTGCGGAAGTGGGAACTGGCGCAGGAGCTTGCCAGCTCTCAGCCAGAGGAGCGCAAGCGCCTGATCGCTCGTCTCTATGCTGCCTTCGAAAAGCAGGTCAGCACACTGGAAGCCAAACTGAAAAAGCTAAGCGGTGATCCGCAATCAGCAGCGGGTGAGATGGATGCCACGGCAAAAGCCATCACCAGCCTCGCCAAGACGCTGGATATGTTGATCGACCTGCAGCAAGCACACGGTGAGGACAACACAGAAGAGGTGAGTGATGACCAGATGCGACAACAGCTTTCGCAGCGCATTGAAAGCTTGTGTAGCGCAGGGCAAACTTCATGACTTTGTCGCCTCCTTGAATGCACATGAACTGAGTTATCTTCAATATAACTGGCAGGTGTTCGCACACGCCCATCAACGCCCACCTGAGGGCAGTTGGACCACATGGCTGCTTATGGGCGGACGCGGTGCAGGCAAAACCAGAGCAGGGGCAGAATGGGTCAGGGGCAAGGTTGCAGGAGAAGCATGGGCTGGTCCGGCGGCTGGCAATATTGCGCTCGTCGGGCAAACCTATGCGGATGTGCGGGAGGTCATGATCGAGGGCATTTCTGGTCTGCTCACCGTCCACCCGGCAGGTCACAAGCCTCAGTGGAACCCATCACGCCGCCGTTTGGAATGGGCGAACGGAGCGGTCGCTCGGGCCTTTTCTTCAGAAGACCCTGAGGCTCTGCGCGGCCCCCAGTTTGATGCCGCCTGGTGTGATGAGGCAGGTAAGTGGAGCAACGCAACAGATACCTTCGACATGCTACAGTTTGGTCTGCGTCTTGGTGTGCAACCACAGCAGCTGGTGACCACAACGCCCAAATCCACGCCGCTGTTAAAGCTGCTGCTGCAAGACAAAGGCACCGTAGTGACCAAGGCTGGCACGAAAGCGAATGCCGCCTTTCTGGCAGAGGTTTTTCTGCAACAAATGACAGAGCGTTATGGCGGCACACGGCTCGGTAGGCAGGAGCTGGACGGCGAACTGATTGAAGACCGGGACGACGCTTTGTTCGCCCGCAAATGGTTCGAGATGGGCCGGGTGCGGGATGCTCCCGAACTGAAGCGCATTGTTGTTGCCGTGGACCCGCCGGCCACATCGGGCCGGACTGCAGATTCCTGTGGCATCGTTGCAGCAGGTATCACAGAGGCAGGTGACCTGCATGTCTTGCGAGACAGAACCGCCCAGGGCCTGCGCCCCGCTGCATGGGCTGAGCAAGCCATCAAACTCTATCATGAGCTGGAGGCGGATTGCTTATTGGCAGAGGTCAATCAAGGCGGTGAGATGGTGCGTGAGGTCATTGAAAGTGTCGATGCCAGCGTGCCGGTAAGGTCCGTCCACGCAACCAAAAGCAAGCGCCGCAGAGCAGAGCCAGTCGCCCTGCTGTACGAGCAAGGGCGTGTTCATCATTGCGGTGTCTTTCCTGAGCTGGAAGATGAACTCTCCGACTTTGGGGTTGGTGGCCTGAGCAACGGAAGGTCACCAGATCGGCTGGATGCACTGGTCTGGGCCATAACAGAACTCAACCGCCGCCCGGCAGGCAAACCACGCCTGCGCAAACTTTAAAAACATCAATAATTTGAAGGGTTAGCTCGCAAACTTGATTCTGTTTGTGAGGATTAGCCCTCCGTGTATCGCCGAAGAGTGGGAACCGGTTTTCGGATAAGGATACGCGAGAAAATGAGTTAAAGCTGTTTATCAAGGCAGACCAAAAGCAAACAGCTTTTGTGCACTCAAATACATGAATCAAAACATTAAGTTAGAGCGAAAAGGACTCTGATCTCATGGGGTTACGCAGACTTCTTGATTCAGTTTTTTCACCAGTAACTGAGCAAAAGGCATCGCGGGCAAAATCAGTCGCCTTCATGCGGTTTGGTGAAGGGGCCGTCTGGACCCCGCGCAACTATGAATCACTTATAAACCAAGGGTATTTACGAAATCCTATCGCCTACAGATGCGTGCGTCTCATCTCCGAAGCCGCCGCAAACGTGTCCCTCACTGTAAAGGTGGGCGATGAAGAGCTGGAAGCCCATCCCCTGATGGAACTTCTGAACCAGCCCACCCCCATGCAAACACGGCGCTCGTTTCTGGAGGAGGTCTACGGCTTCCTGCTGGTCTCCGGCAATGCGTATGTAGAGGCCGTCTCGCTGGAAAGCGCACCGCGCGAGCTCCACGCTCTCAGGCCCGACCGCATGAAGGTGCTGGTGGATGAGGCTGGTTGGGTGGAGGCCTACGAGTATCAGGTGGCAGGTAGAAAAGTGGAACTGCGCAAAGCGCCCGGTGACAAGGTCCAGCCCGTTCTGCACATCAAGCTCTTCAACCCGCTCAACGACCACTACGGCTTCGCGCCCATCGAGGCCGCGCAAATTGCCCTCGACATTCATAACGCCGCCGGAGACTGGAACAAGTCTCTGCTCGATAATGCTGCCTGCCCAACCGGTGCGCTGGTCTATGGTGCAGGCGATGCCATGAACATGACGGACGACCAGTTTCACCGCCTCAAGGAGGAGCTGGAAAGCTCCTATCAGGGGGCAAAGAATGCTGGCCGCCCCATGTTGCTGGAAGGTGGGCTGGACTGGAAGCAGATGGGTATGTCGCCCAAGGATATGGACTTTATTGAGCTGAAGAATGTCGCTGCCCGCGAAATCGCATTGGCCTTCGGCGTGCCGCCTATGTTGCTCGGTATTCCAGGAGACAACACCTATGCCAACTATCAGGAAGCCAACCGCGCCTTCTGGCGCCTGACGGTTGTGCCGCTCGCCGCGCGGGTTCTCTCCGAGCTCTCCAATTGGCTCTCTGCAGCCTATGACGAACAGGTCACGCTGGAGCTGGACCTTGATGCTGTCGAAGCGCTGGCGCTGGAACGCAAAGCACTGTGGGATCGCATCACTGCAGCGGACTTCCTCTCCCGCGATGAAAAGCGCATCGCCGTTGGATATGGGGCGGAGGGCAAAGATGAATGATCTGCTGGCAGCGCTCGCTGCAAAAGGGGACCTTGCCCATGTGGCGCTTAGCGCCTGGGCAGGCACCTCCACATCGCTGCTCCTATGGGCATTAAAGCAAGTCATCCGGTTCAATCGCAGGTTCGAGGAGTTCATGAGTGAACTGGAAAAACTCAACCAGCTGCTCCGCATGGATCCATGAAAATCGCACCCTCTGACTATTGAGATTATTTGAAAGGTTGAAGGTGAAGCCTTGATCCAAAATCACAAAGCACAAGCCGTGCCCGTTGAGCAAAAACAGCAGCCAACGCAGCGCGGCAATGAAGCCCCTGCACAGACCTTCGCCAACTTTACCAAGGCCCTCGCCGGAGCATTGGTGGAGCGACGCGCGGCAAAGTCGGAGGGAGCAAACTCGGGCAGAAAAAACAATTGAAAGCTCGCTAAGGGAGGCAATCAATTTGAACACAGATCACCCCATCGCCATTGAGGGCTACGCCAGCCGGTTTGAACTGAGCGATCAGGGCGGCGACGTGATGCGCAAAGGTGCATTTCAAAACACGCTGCAAAAGCAAAAACTCACGGATGTTAAAATGCTCTGGCAGCACGATCCATCCCACCCCATTGGCAAGTGGCTGCACATTCAGGAGGACAGCATCGGCCTCTTTGTAAAGGGCTTGCTCTATCCGGGTATCACGCAGGGCCGGCAAGCTATCGCCATGGTGCAAACGGGTATTCTGGACGGACTGTCCATCGGCTTCAAAACCCGCCGCGCCCAGCGCAACAGCAAAACCGGCAGGCGGGATGTGCTGGCGGTAGATCTCTGGGAGATCTCGCTGGTCACGTTCCCGTTGCTGCCATCAGCACGGCTGATTGTGGTCTCCTGAAGCTCCCGATTATTTGAAAGTACGATCTGTGGTTCCAATCGGCGCCGCAGTTTTTTTATATGCTTTACGAGGAAAATAATCCTATGAGAAATACATGTAATCCAGCATTAGAGACCAAAGACTTCGCAAGGGAAGCTGCAGGAAAATCAGCTCATCCCGCACTTTCTGGGCCGGCAACAGGGCAGTTTGTGTCTGGCATAGAGGCCTCTGGCAGCTTCAACCAGCTGAACCACGCTTATTCTGAGTACACCCAGACCAACGACATGCGTCTGGCTGAGCTGGAGCAAAAATCCGGCTCGGATGCGCTTTTGGACGAAAAACTGGCCCGTCTGGACGAGATTATCGACGGTCAGCTGCGCCACCTGAATGAGCTTCAACTCAAATCCCAGCGCTTGCCGCGCTCAACGCCAGAAACCACCGGCGGCCCATCAGCTGAGGTAGAGCACAAATCTGCGTTTGAGACCTACATGCGTGACGGGCAGGAGACCCGCCTTAAAACGCTGGAGCAAAAGGCCATGTCCTCCGGCACTGCCGGCGATGGCGGATATCTGGTGCCGGAGCAGCTGGAAACGGACATCCTGCGCCGCATCACGGCCCTGTCCCCCATCCGCTCTATCGCGTCCAACCGCAAGATCTCCGGCGCGTCTTACCGCCGTCCTGTTGTGACGGTGAACCCGGATGCGGACTGGGAAGGCGAAACCGACGCCCGCAGCACCCCCACAAACGCAATGAAATTTGAGATGCGGGAGGTGAAGATCTTCGAGCTTTCTGCTCTGCCAGCCGTCACCCAAACCCTGCTGGATGACGCAGCGGTCAACATCGGGGAAATTCTGGCAGAAGAGGTGGAAACCGTCTTTGCAGAAAAAGAATCCGCCGCCTTCCTCAATGGCAACGGCACCAGTCAGCCGCAAGGGCTGCTCAAAGGCACAATTCACGGCACGCTGAATGATACAGGCCTCTCCATCGGGTCCATCAAGACAGGACAGGCAGGGGCGTTTCCCTCTTCCAACGGAAGCGATCTGCTGATCTCGCTGATATACGGGGTCAAAACCGCCATCCGCCGCAATGCCCGCTTCCTCTTCAATCGCAGAACGCAAGCTGCCATCCGCAAGCTGAAGGACGGGCAGGGCAACTACATCTGGCAACCACCTGCAGCTGCAGGCGCTGACCCAAGCCTCATGGGCTTCCCGGTCACTGAAGCTGAACACATGCCGGACATGACCGCAGGTTCTGATCCCTACGCCATCGCGTTTGGTGACTTCCACCGTGGCTACATGGTGGTGGACCGCGTCGGCATCTCTGTTCTGCGTGATCCGTACACCAGCAAACCAAACGTGCTGTTTTACATCACCAAACGCGTCGGTGGTGGCATCATGGATTTCGACGCCTACAAACTGCTGAACTTCAGCGCCTAATCATCTTCAACAACAATCGAGGAGGAGCCGCCGTGACGGCTATACTCACAGTGCCACCAGCTCTGGAGCCGGTTTCGCTCGCCCAGGCGCATGCGCAGCTCAGGGTCTCCCACACCCACGAGGATGATCTGATCGAGCGTCTGATCAAAGCCGCGCGGGAGCAAGTGGAGACCCTCACACGGCGGGCTCTTATTGATCAAGAGTGGCGGCTGCTTCTGGATGATCTTTCACCAGACCGCCTGATCCGCCTGCCTGTCGCGCCGGTCGCCCAAGTCCTGCAGGTCTACACCTATGACAGGGAAGGCAACCAACAGCTGGTGCCAGCGTCGAACTATCAGGTGGATTTGGCCGGAAATCCCGCCCGCCTGCGCTTCAAAGCAGGCGCCATCGGGTCTCTGCGTGACCTCAACGGCATCGAGGTTGACTTCAAAGCTGGCTACGGCTCAGCAGCAACCTCGGTTCCCGCAGGTCTGCAATCAGCCATCCTGATGCTGGTCGGCTTCTGGTATGAGCGCCGCACCATGCTGGAAGAAGGCCGCCTCACAGGCCTCATGCCCCACGGCTTCGAGGCAGCACTCTCGCCTTACAAGGTGCTCAGGATATGAGAGCAGCAGGCACACTCAACGAACCCCTGCTGTTACTCAGTCCAGAGATCACCAATGGCACGGATGGCTCTGTCACAAGGAGTTACCAGCAAATCGCCATGGTCTGGGGGCTGGTAGAGGCATCCACTGGCTCACAGAGTACCGTGGCAGGCCGTATCGCCAGCACTTACCCGCTCACGCTCACCCTTCGCCGCCGCACAGATGTGGCAGAGGGCTGGCGGGTGGAGCGGGGTGGACAGAGCCTCAGGGTAAAAGCGGTTCTCCCGCACTCAGAGCAGGCGCCCTTCATGCAAATCCTTTGTGAGCAAGAGGAGGGCGATGATGGGGGAGCTTGAGTTCCGCAAAGCCCTGTTTCAGGCAATCCACGCCAAGGCATCGCTAAAACCCTATCTGGGAGATCCAATGCGGGTGTTTGACGGCGTGCCAAGGGGAGCAACCTTGCCCTATGCAACGCTGGAGGCTGTCACCACACAATTGCTGACAGGCCATCTGGACGACGGCGGCAGGCTCACAGGCTCAATCGGCATCTACTCCCGCCATGCAGACCGGGCTCAAACCCAGGAGATCCTCCAGATCTTCAACGAACTGCTGGAGACGGGTGTCACGTCACCTGCCGGACTTGAAACCTCAGGCCTGACCATGACTGAAACCAGCTGCCGCCGTCTGGGCGATGGTCGCACATGGTACGGACGCATCAAATTCTCCGTCCTGCTGCAAAAGACGCATTAATACCAACCTTTGAGAGGAAAACAGATGGTCGCTCAGGCCGGAAAAGACCTGTTGTTGAAACTGGACACAGTGGGAGATGGAACCTTTGAAAGCGTTGCAGGCCTGCGCTCAAGACGCCTCGCCCTCAACGCCACGCCCATCGATATCACCGATGCAGAAAGCACAGGCCGCTGGCGCGAGCTGCTGGCGGGAGCCTCCACCCGCCACGCCTCACTTTCTGGCAGTGGTCTGTTTCGCGACAAAGCCTCCGCAGAAAAAGTCCGCACCGCTTTCTTTGCTGGAGAGCTGCGTCCATGGCAGATCATCCTGCCCGGCTTTGGAACACTGGAAGGCCCGTTTCACCTGTCTGCATTGGAATACTCCGGCGACTACCGATCTGAAGTCACCTTCGAGATCTCGCTGGAATCCGCCGGTGCTCTCACGTTCACCCCGCTAACCTGAGGAGTACAGGATGCCACCTAAAACCTATGGCAGAGGCGTTAATCGCAGGCGCGGTGAAGTCCTCGCAGACCTTGGCGGTCAAAAGCACATTCTTGTGCTCACTCTCGGGGCACTGGCAGAGCTGGAAGACGCGCTCAGCTGCAGCACATTACAGCAGCTGACAGAGCGGTTTTCCTCTGGGCAGCTGAGTGCTGCTGATATCATCAAAGTGCTCGGTGCAGGTCTTCGCGGGGGTGGACTTGTCATTGAGAACGAAGAGGTTGCAGAGCTCTCCTATGAAGGCGGCGTTGCAGCCCTTGCCAAGCTGGCAGGTGAACTGCTGGTCGCCACGTTCTCTCCACCTCAGCAGTCAAAATCATGAAGCGCGGGCAATCTAAAAACCAAGCTGTGCCCTGGCATGACCTGGTGCACAAAGCCTGCCGGGAGCTTGGCTGGTCACCGCACACCTTCTGGCAATCAACACTGGTTGAGCTGGAAATGGCTTTCACGCCACCGGGAACCCGTAATGCCCGCACGATCACACGAGGTGTACTGGAAGGGCTGCTGGCCCAGTTCCCAGACAAAGAGGATCAACAAACACCATGACCGATAGTTTTAATGAACCGCTGAACGTAGAAGATGCGCGCGAGTTGGAAACAACCATGCAAGAGGTCAACGCCCTTGCCAAAGAGTTCTCTTCAGAGCTTGGCAAAGGCCTGCAAAGCGCAGTCACCTCTGGCAAAGACCTGCAATCGATCCTCTCACAAGTCGCGCTCAACATGTCCAGCTCTGCACTCAACAGTGCCTTAAAGCCACTTGAAAACTTGCTTTCTGCCGGAATTTCATCAGCCATCGGCAATGTGGCAGGCGTAACGCCCTTTGCAAAAGGTGGTGTCGTTTCCAGCCCAACCATGTTTGCGGCAGGCAACACGGGTTTGGGGGTGATGGGGGAGGCCGGAGCAGAGGCAATCCTACCCTTGCAGCGCAGTAGTGATGGCCGTCTCGGCGTTGCCATGAACGCGGGCAGCACGCAGCCCAACGTCACAATAAATGTGGCGACACAGGATGTGCGCAGCTTTGAAAGATCTCAGGGGCAGATTGCGATGATAATGGCCCGCGCCACCGGACGGGGGCGACGCGGGCTATGACGTCGGCATTGAAGAGGAGGGACTCAAGGACCGACGTGGCTTTGCTACCGGACGGTGGTAGCAAACTTTTTGGAAAAATCCGTTGCTTTGCAAAGAGGGAGGAGCATCGACAACGGGTCTACGCAAATCACGCAGATAACTTTCCCATGTCAAACCTATTAGATGCTTCGCGGGCACCCAGCCTTGAGCCAAGTCAAACAGGAGGGTGAAATGCAACCATGTTTTGTTGATGAAACATTCCCACTTGGAATTTCCCTAGGGGCTTCTGTCAGAGTAGAAAAACGCAGTCAGGTCACAAGGTTACTCAATGGTGCAGAAACCCGAAACGCCATCTGGAAGGGAACGCGACGGCATTTTGATGTGGGGACCGGATTGCGCAGCTCGGCAGATCTGCAACGGGTACTCTCCTTCTTCGAAAAAGTGGGTGGTCGCCTCTGCGGATTCCGGTTTCGTGACCCCATGGATCATAAATCCTGCGCCTTTGATGCAACTCCATCTGCAACCGATGTGACGATCGGAACTGGCGACGGGACAACACCGACTTTCCAGCTCATCAAGCAATTGGGAGCGGCAAGCGTTGCCTGGCAACGCAAAATTACGAAACCAGTGGCAGGAACTGTCTCGGTTGCGGTCGCCGGTCAACTGAAAACCGTCGGCAGCGATGTGCTGCTCGATCCGTTAACAGGCATCCTGGAATTTCAAGCAGGCCACATTCCCTCAAACGATCAGGTGATCACGGCGGGTTTCCTGTTCGACACGCCCACACGCTTTGAAAGCGATCAGCTGGAAATCAACCTGCTGCACTTTGAGGCAGGGCAGGTACCGTCCATCCCACTCGTCGAACTTCTCATCTGAAACCAACTCTGCGAGCAAACCCATGTTCAATGCTGCTTTGAAAGAACACCTGACCGGTGAAGGCACAACCGTGGCCTACTGCTGGCGCTTAACCGCCCCATCTGGCCTCAGCCTTGGTTTCACCACCCACGACCACTCCATTACATTGCTTGGCAAATCCTATGAGCCCGGCATCGGACTGGATGGCACGCAGGCCATGGCTCAATCTGACTTTCAAGCCGGACAGGAAGAAGCTCTGGGCTTCCTTTCTTCCGACAGCTTGAGCGAAAAGGAGTTGAGTGCGGGCCTCTGGGACAATGCCGAAGTTGAGGTCTATCTGGTCAACTGGCAAAACCTGGAGGAGCACGAGTTACTCCGGCGCGGCTCCCTTGGCGAAGTCACAAGAGATGCCGATGTATTCCGCGCCGAGTTCCGCTCATTGGCCACCAAACTCTCTGAGCCCAAAGGCCGGCAACTCTCCCACCAATGTCATGCAGATCTGGGAGATACCAACTGCGGGATCAGTCTGGACGCCGCTGCCTACACAAGACAGGTGAGTATCACAGGCAAAGAGGACAGCAATCGGTTGGTCATCGAAGGCAACACCGATATCGGCACAGGTTGGTGGGCCTTCGGCAAGCTCATCTTTCAATCCGGCCCCTACGCCAATCAACCTTTGCGCATTGCCAGTCAACTCATAGAACAAGGCAATCACAAACTCACGCTCTGGGCACCCTTGTTACTGGAGCAAACTTATCCGTTATTCGCGTCCGTTTCCGCAGGCTGCGATAAAGGCTGGGGCAGCTGCCAGACGAAGTTCCAAAACACCGAGAACTTCCGAGGCTTTCCTCATATGCCGGGCAATGACTTCATCCTTGCCGGACCTGAAAGCCAATCTGCCGCCAACAACGGCGAAAAGCTGGTGGGGTGATCATGCAGCAGTCTTCCCAAACCCTCCTGAGAGAAGCGCGGAGCTGGGTCGGAACACCTTATCAGCATCAGGCAACAACCAAAGGTGCCGGCTGCGATTGTCTTGGCTTTATCCGCGGCCTCTATCGCTTTTTGCATCACACCGAACCATCCGTTCCCGCCAGTTACGCACCTGAATGGGCGGAGCTGAAAGGCGAGGACCAGTTGCTCAATGCTGCGCACCAGTATCTGAACGAGGTGCAAGGGTCTTTGCAAAAGCCAAAACCGGCGGAGGTCATTCTGTTTCGCTGGGCACCGCAGTCTCCCTGCAAACATCTCGGTTTCATGACCAGCAAAGACCGCTTCATCCATGCCTACGAGGCGGTGGGAGTGGTTGAAAGCCCACTGGTACCCATGTGGCGCAACAAGATTGCAGGGCGTTTTTCATTCTTCTCAAGTCAGTGATCCGGAAAGGACAGGACCATGGCAACAATGGTGCTATCAAGTGTTGGTGCAGCCGTTGGCGGCGCAGTCGGTGGCCCTTTCGGCGCCATCATAGGACAAACACTGGGGGCTCTTGGTGGGGCGTGGATCGATCAACAGATCTTCGGCGAAAACCGGGAACTCTCTGTCGGCAAGCTAGGCGACCTGCAATTACAAACCGCATCTGAAGGCGCATCTCTTCCCTTTGTCTATGGCCGTGTCCGAGTAACTGGCAACATCATCTGGGCAACGCGGCTGGAAGAGGTGGTCTCCGAAGAAAAGCAGGGCGGAAAATCCACCGGCTCATCGACCAATATCACCAGCCACAGCTACTTCGCCAACTTTGCCGTGGCCCTCTGTGAAGGCCCCATCACCGCAGTGCGCCGTGTTTGGGCCAACGGTACGGAGCTGGACACCAGCGCAATTAACATGAGGGTGTATCTGGGGGCAGAAGATCAACAACCCGACCCCTTGATCGAAGCCAAGCAAGGCACCGCGCCAGCCTATAAAGGCACCGCGTATGTGGTGTTCGAACGCCTCTCTCTGGCAGAGTTCGGCAACCGCATCCCTCAACTCGCCTTCGAAGTGCTCCGCTCCATTGAACTACTGGAAGAGCAGATCAAGGCAGTCACACTCATCCCCGGAGCAGGCGAATTCGCCTACCACCCGCAGGAAGTCATTGAGGAGCTGACCCCCGGCAACACCCGGAGCGTCAACCGCCATGGCAAGGGCGAGGAAACCGATCTGGTCCGCTCTTTGGATGAACTTCAGGCCCTCTGCCCAAACCTGAAAAGCGTCGCGCTCGTTGTCGCCTGGTTTGGCGATGACCTACGCGCTTCCCAGTGCACCATTCAGCCCAAAGTGACCTACCAGACCACAAAGCACTTGCCTGAGAACTGGAGCGTTGCAGGCCTGACCCGCGCTGAAGCACAAGAGGTCTCCCGCATCAATGACAGACCTGCCTATGGTGGCACACCCTCAGATGCTTCCGTCACAGAAGCCATCAAGGAACTGAAGCGCCTTGGCCTTGCTGTCATGTTCTACCCGTTCGTGATGATGGACATCCCCGATGACAATCAGTTGCCCGACCCGTATGGCGCAACCAAGCAGTCCAGCTTCCCCTGGCGCGGACGCATCACCTCTGACATCGCAGCAGGACAACCCGGAACACAGCAGGGAACCAGCGCAGTCACGCCGCAGATAGACGCTTTTGTCGGCTTAGGCAGTGACTGGCGGTTCCGCCGTTTCATCCTGCACTATGCCAATTTGGTAAAAGAGGCCGGTGGTGTGGAAGCGTTTCTCATCGGCTCAGAAATGCGCGGTCTCACCCAATGTTGGGCAGGCGGCAACGCGTTTCCTTTCGCTGATCACTTGCAAACGCTGGTCTCAGAGGTTCGCCAGATTGTCGGCAACCAGACCAAACTGTCCTACGCAGCCGATTGGAGCGAATATGCAGGCCACAGTCCCCAATCTGGAGACCTGCGTTTTCCCCTAGACCCACTCTGGGCGCATGCTGACATCAATTTTGTCGGCATCGATAACTACCTGCCACTATCGGACTTGCGTCAGAACGATGACCCGCAAACAGCCTACAACCTCAAGGAGCTTCGGGAGGGAGTAGCATCCGGCGAATATTACGACTGGTATTATGTCAATGACACAGACCGAGCTGAGAAAACCCGCAGCCCGATTACAGACGGAGCCTACAACAAGCCATGGGTGTTCCGGCAAAAAGACCTTAAGAACTGGTGGCAGAACCAACATTTTGAACGCACCGCAAATGCTGAACAAAACACGCCAACCCCCTGGGTGCCGCAATCCAAACCCATCTGGTTCACCGAACTCGGCTTTCCTGCTGTCGATAAAGGAACGAACCAGCCCAATGTCTTCGTGGATCCTAAATCTGCCGAAAGCGCATTGCCGCACTTCTCCAGCGGGCAACAGGATGACCTTGTCCAGCGTCGTGCATTGGAAGCAAGCCTCAGTTATTGGGGAACAGACCATCCGGACTGGCCGCAAGGCGACAATCCAGCCTCAAGTGCCTACGCAGGTACGATGGTCGATGCGGACAACGCCTTCCTCTGGACATGGGACGCCCGCCCGTTCCCTGAGTTCCCGACATATTCCGATGTCTGGGCAGATGGTCAGAACTGGCAGCTCGGCCATTGGCTGACAGGTCGTCTCGGCGCAACCTCTCTCTCAGGCCTCATCCGTGCCATGCGTGATGATTTTGGACACACACAAGAGCTGACAGAGATCGCTGAACTGGGCGAAACCCTCGAAGGTCTGATCGTGACAGGCCCAACGTCCTTACGCTCTGCGCTCTCTCCCATCCTGCAACTGGCCGGAGGCATCGCCGTTGATCGCGGAACCCATCTGGCCATCCTCCCCAAATACGCCAAGGCCACAGATTATGGAAAACTGAGCCTTGCTGACCTTTTGGAAGCTGAAGAGGAGGAGGGCTACATCTCCATCAGCCGCAATGATGGCAGCGACCTGCCAGCTGAACTTCGACTGCGGGGAATGGACCCCAATAACAATTATGAGCCTCTCGTCGTCTCCTCCCGCCGTCTGGAAGGCATGGACAGGCGCACCTCCAACATCCAGCTCCCCATCACAGCTTCGCTCCCCTCTGCCAAAAAGCTGGTTCAAAAAATGCACCAGAGCGTGTGGCTGGATCGGGAGACCCTTCAGTTTAAACTTGCTCTGAGTAAAATTGATCTGCGACCGGGGGATGTATTGGAACTTCCCGGTGAGCTTTTGGGGGATGACATGACGTCCTTTCAGTGCCGGATTGATCAGATCTCATCTGGTGCTCATCTAGACGTTCAGGCAATACGGTTCAACGGATATCCTAATACAGCTGCAGTAATCTCGGATGGATCATCACAACGATCTTTCAACGACACCACCTCAGGTCCGCCAATTGTCAGCATCTTGGATTTGCCAAGGTTCCACGGTGAGAGAGCGGATGATGGAAGCCCGGTGGTCGCTATCTACAATGCGAATTGGCCGAGCGCCTATCAGCTGTACAGTTCCAGCTCAGGTGAAGAATTCACACCGCTAGTACAGGTGACAGAACCAGCCACCACGGGCATATTGCAAGAACCTCTCACCTCTGGCCCACTTTGGCGATGGGATTTGGTCTCCCATATCACCGTAAAACTCTATGGCGGACAATTACAAAGCCGAAAGCTGCTTGATGTGCTGTCAGGCGCAAATGCCTGTGCCATTCGCAAAAATGAGGAGTGGGAAGTGATACAGTTCTGTAAAGCAGAACTGATCGCCCCCATGACCTACAAACTCACGCAGTTGCTCAGAGGACAATTGGGTACGGAGCATCTGGTTGCTTCGTCGAGCGCTGAGAACGCTGATTTCATCCTGTTAGATCAATCCCTGCTGAAACTGCCATGGACCAGTGACAAAGCCGATGTTGCCCTCTCATATCGTGTCGTTCCAGCTGGCAAGCCTCTGGGCTTTAAATGGGCAGTGAACACAAGCCATGCTGGAAAACAAAGCTCACTTAAACCATTCGCACCTGTTCATCTGAGTGCAAGCCAAACAGATAATGGTGATTTGGAACTTAAATGGATTCGCAGAGCCAGATGGGAGGCGGATAGCTGGGCAACGCCAGATATTCCGCTCCAAGAGGATAAACTTCAGTTTTCGGTCACGCTTTATCGTCAGGATGGGGGCGAAAATGAACGAACTGTTCTGCGTGAATATGAGGTGACACAGGAAAGCCTGACAATCCCACAAACCGAGCTGCAATCGTTATTTGGAGCAGGTCAGCATCTCTTAGCCTGTGAAGTTGCTCAAAACTCATCGAAATTCGGTTTGGGGACAACTTCAGATTGCTTGGCGAGCGTAACACTTTAACAATTGCTTTTACCGGATTATTTGCAAACCAAGCCAAGAAACATCACAGACCCCAGAGAATCTGCTAGGTCTTTGTTTTGAAATATATAACACCTCGTTCATGTGAGGTTCAGCCAGTGCCGGTTAGAAGACGCCCTATGAGACACCAATTCCACAACCTCTTTTTTCGCTCATTGATGGCACTGGCTTTGGCGGTAACGGTTTTTACATGGTCTGCACCTGCGCAGGCCGCGTGTTTGTCCTCCAGTCAGACAAGGCAGGCTGTCGCCAGCGGTCAGGCGCGGCCTCTGGGTTCGCTGCGGGTCAATGGGCAGATACTTTCAGCCAAACTCTGTGAGCGAGGAGGGGGATTGGTCTATGTGCTGTCCGTACTCAACAACGGCAACGTCTCGCAAGTGACGCTGGATGCACGAACAGGGCGCCGGTTGTAACCGAGCTGAGAAGAACTCTGGATAGAGATTTTTTTGCCTGAATTTGAACGAATTTTGAAAGCGATATTAGGCGATACTGCACATTCCTATCTGAAAACCGGTATCCACTTTTCAGATAGGAATGTGCAACTGAAAAATTAGAGCAGTCTGAACTGCTTTATGAGCCTGAGCGCTTGTGTGGGGTAGATCTTATGCGAATGTTGATCGTTGAAGATGATCGGGATTTGAACAGACAACTGTCTGAAGCGTTGGAAGACGCCGGTTACGTTGTCGACAAAGCATATGATGGCGAAGAAGGTCATTTCCTCGGCGATACTGAACCCTATGACGCTGTCATTCTGGATCTTGGTTTGCCGCAGATGGATGGTCTCAGTGTGCTGGAACGCTGGCGCAGAGACGGCCATTCCATGCCAGTCCTTATCCTGACGGCTCGTGATCGTTGGAGCGATAAAGTCGCCGGCATTGATGCAGGCGCAGATGATTACGTTGCAAAGCCCTTTCACATGGAAGAAGTGCTGGCACGGGTGCGGGCACTGGTGCGCCGCGCCGCTGGTCTGGCCTCCAACGAGATTTCCATTGGCGACATTGTTCTGGATACCAAAGCAAGCAAAGTGACGAAAAACGGCATGTCCGTAAAACTCACCTCTCACGAGTTCCGCCTGCTGTCTTATCTCATGCACCACAAAGGCCGTGTGATTTCCAGAACCGAATTGGTTGAACATTTGTACGATCAGGACTTTGACCGCGACTCCAACACCATTGAGGTGTTCGTAGGCCGATTGCGCAAGAAGTTTGGTAGTTCACTGATCGAGACCGTACGTGGATTGGGCTACAGGCTACAGGAAGAAAATGCCTGA